CCATCTGGAGTAATGAACATTTGAAAAATCTGATGGTATTCATTTTTGAATTCCACATACAAGGCAGTGCCTTGTACTTTCTTTTCTGGGTCTGTAAGCAGACCAAGAGGTGTTTCTAATGACATGAGTGTTTTCCTTCCCTTTATGTCTTTTGTCCCTGTGACAAGTCTTACTTTAGCATAACTCTATGATGAGGTCAAATCGGGGTGAAAGAAACCGTGATGAAACTTTCACCCCAACCTGACTTCTAACTACTTAGCGACAATAATGTCGTAAGCAGTGGTCGTTGAGCACTGTTCGTATGCTTCTGGATACGACAACTTTAAAAGTTTTGTATCCACAGCGGAGCGTGAACGTGGTGCGAGTTCAACTACTGGTAAACCCTTGACAGTACCTGTCTTGGCTGAACCAATAAGTTCGCGAATAGCATCGTCAATTTTTGACTGCTCTTCTTTGAGTTTCTTGATTGCAAGTTTCGCGTTGGCGAAATCCACAAGCAAGGCTTCGATGTTTGTGCTGTCCAATTCAACAGTGGACGTTTCTGTGACAACCTTTGTTGTCGTTACCTGTGTGCTTATGCTCACGGCAGTTCCCCTTTCAAGGATGTTCGATAGACCATCTAACGAACAGTTGTAACTTTACACGCTACCCCTGACATTTGTCAAATCGAGCGTGTCCACCCCAATTTCTTGGGCTGTTTCGTTCATAGAACCAATGTAACACACGAACCTGACAAAGCGCAACTTATTTAGATAACGATTTGATAACGGACCTGGAACTGAAATTTTTTAGTTCCGGGTTGTTGAAGGCGGGCTCCAATAAAAAATTTCACTTTTGGGCAAAAAGAAACCCCCGTCCGAAACTCGCTGATTTCGATTTAACGGGGGTTGGTCTTTATGGTGTTTCTAGTTCTTGCTCCCACTTTACAGTGTCGTACATTTCCCAGATTTCATCATTCGTAAAGTTCTCGTGCAACCAAATGGATGCACGCTTCTGGGCTATCAGGTTTTCGTCTACTGGCTTTGCAGTTCCGAAGATGCTACCCATAAGGGCGTTGTATGCGTTTGCGTTTGCTTCATGCGGTTTGTTCATACTCCTACGGTAACACGAGGCACTGACATTTCTTTAGGTGTCCAAATGTAGGGGAGGTCACTTGGCGTATCAGAAAAAAATTCAGAATAATACTCAGGTGCTTTCCGTAAAAGATTCGAGCGGTGTGACTCGTGAAACGCTGAGTTCCCGATGAACCACGGCAAGCCTTCGTACCGCTTACCTTCGACCGTCAGTTCTCGCATCCGTTGCACGAAGTACGGTAACAGGTTGTCCACGTATCCGCGACTCTTCCACTCCGACGACATCGCTGAACCGTAGTACGCGAGCACGAACTCGTAACCCGTCCACATCTTGGTCGCGGGATGGTTCACCCATCCCTTGGTCTCGCCGTTAAGTGCCATCAGTATCTGCTTGGTCTCTACCCGTTGCTTCCCAAGCCGTCGGTAGTCCAATACGCTCGCCGTCTTCTCGAAGTCCGCGTATGGCAGGAACGTCTGCATTAGCGCTCGCCGTTCTCTCGAACTAGCGCGATTGCTCTCGCCATGCCTGCAGACCATCCGTCGTTGAACGCGACATCCACTTCGTTCTCTTCTTCAGCGTCCGTCATGTCTTCTTCGGTTACCCGTTCCCACTCCTCCATTAAAATTTCTAACAGCGTCATGCGGTCACGCCCGCCAACTTCCACGCCTTCTTTAGGTCGCGGTCGAAGTCGCGTTGCAGTTTAGCCCACGCCGTTTCGTCAAAAAGAATTGGGTGGACCTCTTGCTTGTTTCGGTTAAGTACTCGCCGTATAAAAGATTTCAGTTCTGTGTAGTTCATGTTTTGGTTCCTCCTTTGCCAAGCAAGGCACGCCGTGTGCCTCGCCGTCTTGATGTATTAACTTTATGATAAAAGTTTTTAGATGTCAAGCGCGTACTCTGGAAGTTCTAGACCTGCTCCGTTTAACGCTCGCCGTATTAAACCTTGCTGACGCGAGGTTGTCTGCGAGTATTTACCTACGTTCAGATAAGTAACCTGACGTTTTTCTGTGTTTACACTAGCCATCCGTGTTGAGTACGAGTAGATGTCGTAGATGATGTCGCCACTGGCATCAGACCACTTAGAGGCTTTCATGCTGTGACCGTGCTTGAATGGTTTAAACGCTGGAATAAATTCTTCTGCAATTTCTTTGTAACTAGGCATTTCTTAGTTCCCTTCTGTTGACGTGTCTCATCAACAAGAGCAACTCTATCATACCAACCTGACATCCGTCAACTCAGGGCACGCCGTTAAATTTCTTCAGGGTCAAGGTCAAAAAGATTTTCTTCGACCATTCCCCAGAAAGTTTCGAAGGTCTTGGACTTCTCTTGAAGTTCCTCAATCGGTTCGTTGTACTCAACAACCGTTAGTTCAGGAACATGGTCCTCTTCGGGTTCGATGTGGTGGCTTTGGTAAATGTAGTCTCCGTCTTCGGTAATCAGGTACATGATTACGTACGCGCCACATTCGTTCTCGAATATGACTTGGTACATTTTGGTCAACGGGTCGTAGATAGGGCATGACACAGAAAGCATGTCGTGCATGTAGGTCCCTTTGTGGATGATACGGCTTGGGTGAATCTTGTGGCGTTTGTTCATACCAGCAGTATTGCACGCCTGCCTGACATTTGCAAATCGGTCGGGGGCACGCCGTCATAAAAAATTTCAGTTTTTAATTTGCACGGATGGATTTTACGGACCCCTCCCGGAAAATATAAAAAGGAGGCGGGTGTGGCCTGGCGGCTTCTTCCAGGCTCAGCGGCTATCCGTTTAAAAAATTACGTCGACAATCAGTGCGGCTATGAGAAGCGCTCCAAGTAGCGCGAATGGAAACTTAAACTCGGTCATCGGTTGACTCGGCGGTTAGTAGGTTGAACAGTTCAGTCGCGCGGTTTGCTCTCGCCGTTACGCGGATGTGCTCTTCGCGGGTTTTGCATAGCGGGATGTCATCCGTTAAGTTCCGGGCTAGTTCTTCAGCAATCGCTAGTAAATTATTCGGCATCCGTGCTCGCCGCCTGGCCGCCTGAGATGTCATCCGTTATTATATTTTCCGGGCTCTCTTCAGGATTGGATACAATCTCAGCATCCGTTATCTCGTAGGTTTCAAACGCTTTTGCTTGGGACTCTTCTGGGGACAGGACGCTATAGACACTCGCCGCTCCTGCAGCAAGCCGTTGTAATCTTTCGGCAACAATGACATGCGGTGGACGCGCATCGTTAACTTCGATGTCCACACTCAGGTCCGTTCCTCCGCGCACGCCTGCACGGTCAAGAATTTCTGTAGCGGCTTTAAGTTTTACGGGTTCCGACTCAGCGTTCTCCATCATATCTTCTAGAACGTCGACTGCGTATGGTGCGGCTTGGATGAGTTTGCGTCTCGCCCGTTCCACATCTTCGCCCGGTTTGCGGACGGACTTTAAGTGGGCTCGGCACAAGCCGTCATCTTTGAGGCGACCCGATGCCCAAAGCATGCATCGCAAGCCGTCTTCCTTTACGGTTCGGCATCGAGTCGGAAGAACTGCGGGTTGCTTCCTTTCGCTCGCCGTTGGTTCGTTTTGCTCCGTTACCCACTTACGGGTCGCGCCGATAACCCAAGGTGGGGAAATCTTCATGGCGGTGTCATCAAGGAGAAGGTCCACGCCCGTTAGGTAATCTGAATTATTATTTGAACCGTCAACTAAAAGCGGTCGCTTCTCAACCAGTGATAGGACACGCCGTTCGCGCATTGCCTCTGGAGACCGTGCGGCTATCATGCCCGTTGGGTTACCCGTTGCGTCGTAAACGGAATCCCAGTTGTAGTGGGCACGCCGTAATGTGGAACGGTTGTCGTAGGTGTCATCGCACACGCCCCGTTCGTGCTCTATGATACCGAGTTCCGAAAGGTCGGGGCGTAGGTCTAGTGGTGTATCAAGGCGTGGCGCTCTATCGGTTGGGTCATCTTTGGGACCCTCCGACTCGAATTTAATTACTTCGCTCATGTCTCGCCGTTCAATAAAAAATTTCAGTTATCGTTCCACATTGTGAGACGACTTGCTCGCCGTTAAAAAATTTCAGTTTTCGCGTGCGGGGCAAGCCGCCTTCACCTGGAAGTTGTAATTACTTTTTCTTGGGGGCGGGAGTCGCCGTCTTCTTCTTGGCGGGTGCCTTTTTAGCCGGGGCTTTCTTGGTTGGTGCCTTTGTTGCGGATGGTGCAACAATTGGTTCTGGGACTTTAAGGAACTTGCCGTCTTTGTCGCGTGGCATTTGTTCGGCGGCTTTGCGACGTGCGCGGCTGTTCAGGAAGTTCTTTAATTTTTTAAGCATGGAAGGGGGTTCCGTTCTAGTTTTTTGTCAGGGATGCGGACTCTGGGTCGCCGACCTGTGTGGATGCGATACTGGACAAAACGGACAAAAGAGCAGCGCCGAGTGAGACCTTTAGGGTGTCTACGGTTGCGATGGTAAAGATGCCAGCCATGTCTGAACCTGTGAGGGCAATGAAGGTCTGGGCAAAGGTTTTAATCGCTCTTTCGGCGAGGTCGTTCAAGAACTTTTTATTATACATAAAATGTCTCCGTTGTCAAATCCAGTGTGTATCTTTTATAACTATTAGATAACAAGATGATAACGGTTTAAATCTCGGACGATTTTTTGGCGCGTGGAGAGACAGGCGAGCCGTTTTGCCCCTTCTATAAAGAGAACCCCATAGAATAAGGGTTTTCTAGAATCAAAGTATTATATAAGTTTAGCCCGAAAAAAGTGTTTATATTTGGGCGTGTCGCATTACTTTTTTGGGTCTAGAACTGCCCAGACTGCCCAAGCACTTACTCCGACACCGATAGCCAATCCGACAACTAATCCTGCTAGAAACTCAAACATCTAGACTTCCTCTCTACATTCCTGACATAATAAAGCATCATACCCTGTTGCTTGTGATGTGGCGTGTCCGCTTTTGGTTACAGGAACGGGAGTCACAATCTCGTCAACTTTTCCGCATCTGTCACACTTCAAATCAACAATCCATTCTGCTGATTTACCTGACATAATTAGCGCACTCAATCCGCGACTCAAGGCGTGCATAGCCCCACCGCCTACGGTCTTTCGCAGGAACGCACGAGTATCATCAACTTCTAGAACTGCTCTAGGAGATTTGCAAGGACAATCCAACCGAGACGGTTTGCACATAATCTGACCTGCATATTCCTTGTGTCGGGACATTCCGTGTCCACAAATGCAGATTCGGTTATCCCTGTCCTTACCCCTTTGAGTATGAGCAGTA